TATTTTCCAAACAGCACTCTTGGCTGGTATGAGTTTGAAGGCTCAGAAGTTAAATATCCGTCAGGCAATATTGCACCTGCACTGTTCGTTTCAGTATGGAGGACTACAACTGCATCTGAAACAATAACACTACCAGCGACCGGTGTTAATGATTTCTGGATTGATTGGGGCGATGGTAGCGCATTAGAGCATATCACGACAGCAAGTCCAAGTCATGTATATGCCGTTGCTGATGATTACAGAATATCGATTTCAGGCAAATGTACGAAGTGGTATCAGAATAATGCTGGTGATAAGCTTAAAATTATTAGGGTTGAGAACCTTGGTATTGTAGGCTGGCTTGAGTTAGCTAGCGCATTTTACGGATGTAGTAACATGGAGTCTTTTGTTGCTGGGGTAACTGATACTTCTAATGTTACTAATACGGCCTATATGATGTACGGTTGGTCTTCTATGACAACGCCACCTGACCTTAGTGGCTTTGATACTTCTAAGGTTACAAATATGAACACTATGATGCGTGACTGGTCTTCTATGATAACGCCACCTGACCTTAGTAACTTTGATACTTCTAATGTTACAAATATGAACACTATGATGGCTGGTTGGAGTTCTATGACAACGCCACCTGACCTTAGTGGCTTTGATACTTCTAAGGTTACAACTATGGATGCTATGATGCGTAGCTGGAGTTCAATGACAACGCCACCTGACCTTAGTAACTTTGATACTTCTAAGGTTACAAATATGGCATCTATGATGCGTGACTGGTCTTCTATGACCAATCCACCTGACCTTAGTGGCTTTGATACTTCTAAGGTTACAAATATGAACACTATGATGTATGGCTGGTCTTCGATGACCAATCCACCTGACCTCAGTACTCTTGATACTTCTAAGGTTACAAATATGAATTATATGATGTCTGGTTGGAGTTCAATGACCAATCCACCTGACCTTAGTAACTTTGATACTTCTAATGCTACAAACATGTCAGCTATGATGCGTAGCTGGAGTTCAATGACAACGCCACCTGACCTTAGTAACTTTGATACTTCTAAGGTTACAAATATGGGTGCTATGATGGCTAGCTGGTCTTCAATGACAAGTCCACCTGACATTAGTAGTTTTGATACTTCTAATGTTACAAATATGGATGGTATGATGTATGGTTGGAGTTCTATGATAACGCCACCTGACCTTAGTAACTTTGATACTTCTAAGGTTACAAATATGAACACTATGATGTACGGTTGGTCTTCAACGACAACGCTTGGTGACATAGGCATATCGTCATTTAATGTCAATGCTCTCACAACAGCAGTAAACATGCTGTCAGGTTCAACAACGTCAACAGCGGGCTATAATGCAATTCTTGCTAATTGGTCGGCGCAAACCGTGCAACCGAATGTACCTGTTCATTTTGGAAATTCTAAATATACTGATGCAGCATCAAGAGCAGTGCTTACAGGCTCACCTAACAATTGGGTAATAACTGATGGAGGTGCTGAATAATGGCTTTGATATTTCACCCACCAAACACTTGGAACAACGCAGAAACAACTTTCACCTTTGAAGCAAAACCAGTCGGAACCTTTGATGGGGTTAGTGATTCAATAACCTTCACCGCTGACCACGGAACAATCGTAAGCAGCTGGGGAACTGCTACACCGTCTTACACTCATCCGACATTAACCGCAACCGCTGGTACTCTTCGTAACATTCTTTTTAGTGATGGTACGCTTGTTCCTCTTGACGAAGGAGAAGGAACAACAATCCACGACTCAAACGGTAACGTGGTCGGCACTCTATCCTCAGCAGATGTTACAGGATTCTGGTCAGGTGAGCCAATGGTTTCGCCTGAAGTTATGGCAATGGAAGCGGATCAGGGATCAACGGTTTATACTGATGGTTTGGGCCATGCTTTTCCGTTTACTCAGGCAGATATTGAAGACAGCTTGATAATAAACAACAACAACCAATACTATTTCACAAACTGCACAGGCAAGCCGAAGCAGTTGATTAACTACAAAACAGAGAGAACGATTGCCGAAGATCTTGAAATCAAAACATATGGGTGCCTATAATGAGTAGAGTAGCAATGAAAGTAATAGTAAATATTCAGCAACTTGCCGATCCTGCAATTCAAGCATTGGCAATGCAGTTTAAGCTGTCTAATGGTGATGGCTTGCCACCTGATAGTAGTGGTGATATTGCTTATCTGTTCAACGCAAATGGCGAGAGTTTCTTCAGTCCCGATGCCTATGCGCTGTGTACCGCTAAGAACGTCAGAATCGAAAAAGGAATGTTCTTCATTGAGTTGCCAACATCGACCATGGATAACCTGGTTGACGTTGACCTGCCGGATAGCAAGTACATTGACGCAGAAGGTGTTGAGCAGAGGCGCAGGTATAATGAATACTTCCGGTTCAATGAGCCTTCTGTCAATGAAGGTATGACTTTGGTTCAGCTTGTTCATTTTCCATACGATCATGAATATGTTCCTGGTGGCGTTGCTGGTGGCGCTGTTCCATTGACCGATGAGAACAGACGACTGTTTGAAACTGAGCTAGGAGTAACTGCAATGGTCAAGGCCCAAGGGCTTGCACTTAAAGTGCCGAGTGAATGATTGACCCAATCATAAGAAGGCAGATATATTTGACACAATTCGCCAACGGCGAAGCAAGGAAAAGTGCGGAGAACGTGCTTGAACTTGCGAAAGAGCTTACTGCACTGGTAAAGCAAGGCGTAGCAAATGATATTCAGATATCGCAACTGTCAGCGCTCGAAGCAGAGATAACGAAAACTGTCAGTAAAGCCGTTGATAAGCTGCGTGCCGACATAGCAGACACCATCGACGCTCTCGCCCCCATTGAAGCGGCGAAGACTATTGAAATGCTTGACGGTGTTGCACTTGCTACATTTTCAGCGCCTTCTATCGAGCAGGTTATCACAACGGTCACAAACGCAGAAATGACACTGGTGTCCGGGAAAGTTATCAGGGTCCATACAATTGAGTCAATGATTGACGAGTTTGACGCGGCAACGGCAGGAGATGTGACGCATATGGTTAGGTATGGCGTTGTTTCTGGGACGAGCACACAAGACATTGCAAAAGATGTTGGTGCCCTTGTCACGACACGAAGCCAGAGCCAAGCGGAAGCCGTCGTGAGAACAGCAGTCGCTCACATTGCCAATATTGCAAGGCAGGAAGTTTACCGGGAAAATTCAGATATTCTTGAAGGAGAGGAGTGGGTTGCAACTCTAGACGGTCGAACGAGGCCAGAACACGCGGCACTTGATGGGAAGATTTTTCCAATAGGTGAAGGGCCGCAACCACCATATGGGTGGAATTGCAGGTGCGCTCGTGTTCCAGTTGTTAAAAAGGGACTGTTGCCAGAGAAAGATGATTATGATCGGGCCTCAATTGACGGGCCTGTCAGCGGAAAGGATACGTATAACACTTGGCTCAAGCGTCAGCCTGAAAGTTTTCAAAATGATGTGCTTGGAAAAAAACGCGCTGACCTGTTCCGGGACGGTGCAGATTTGGACAAGTTCATAAACGACAAAGGGATGCTCTTAACACTTGAGGAACTAAAAAAGAAATGAGCAAGATCAATCTCGAAGAAGTGAAAAAGAAAAAAGAGTTTGAGCGGAACGAAAACCTTGAGAAACTGCTTTCGATGGCCGGAGATATGGCAAAGATCAGGAAAGCAAATTTTGACGCGTTGATCGGTGAAGGATTCACGTCAGCGCAAGCATTGCAGCTTATCAAGTAACAAAGTGGAACTATCTTAATAATTTTACAAAAATGTTATAGTATGATACTATCATTAAAAAAGTACAACAGGGTTGTACAAAAATGGCCGGGAGGGTCACTGAAATGAGTTTGAAACGCACTGTAAGCAAAGAAGAATTTGAAGCACTAGGAGACAATGACAAGATCCACTACAAAGAAGTAGGGGATAGGTACAAGCTTGACGTTGATGGAGAGGACGACGGAAAAGAGTTAAAGGAAGCACTCAGGAAAGAGCGCGAGGAAAGAGCCTCTGCAAAGAAAAGACTTGCAGAACTTGAAGAGGCCCAGCGAGAAGCAGAAGCAAAACGGCAGCAAGAGAAAGGCGAGTTTGAAGCCCTTTGGAAAAAAGAGCAGGAAAAAAGCGCAACAGCAACCAGCGAATTACAAAAACTACGGGACAGGGTTGCAAACGGCTTGCGCGAACAGGCAGCACTTGAGGTTGCCGGAACATTAACGAAAGACATGAAACGGGCAGCGCTACTAAAAAAGGAGGCCCTGCTTCACATCGTTCATACGGATGATGGTGTTAAAATAAACGGGCCAGACGGTGACGCATGGACAGCCGAACAGCTCAAAGAATATCTTGCAGAACAGTATCCGTTTTTGGCAGACGGGTCACAAGCGTCGGGCGGCGGGGCCACTGGCGGTAAGGGTGGCGGTGCCACAACGAAAAAATTCAATGAGTATTCCGGTGCTGAGTTATCAGAAATCAGGCAAAAAGAGCCTGAAAAGTATCAGCGCCTAAAAGATGATTTCTATAACAAATAGGTGCAAAAATGGCAACCGTACAACTATCAGACATTATTGACGTAACAGTTTTTCAGGATCTCCCCGCAGTAAATGGCCCCGAGAAAACCGCTTTCTTTGAATCCGGTATTGTTACATCAAGCCCGCTTTTAAACAACCTGGCAAACGCTGACGGGAAAACCGCAGAACTTCCATTCTGGAACGATCTTGATGGAAGTGATGAGGTAAACTACTCAAGCGACGATCCAACCAGCTCAGCAACCCCGGTAAATGTTGCCCAGGGCGAGCAGATCGCACGAAAAGCGTTTATTAACAAAGGCTGGTCTGCCTCTGACCTGGCAACTGAGATTGCCATGGGGCCAAAGGCAATGGAGCATATCCGCGCACGAACTGACGTTTATCTACAACGTCAATGGCAAAGACGATTGATTGCTGCCACCAACGGCGTACTTGCTGACAACGTAGCAAATGATTCCGGCGACATGGTTTATGATGTGGCTGCCGAGGCTATCGCAAGTCAGGACGCAGATTCACGTTTCAGTCAGGATGCTTTCGTCGAAGCCGCTTTCACTCTCGGCGATGCTGTTGACGGTGTAACTGCAATAGCTGTACACTCCGCTGTGGCAAAGCAAATTGCCAAGCTGAACGACGCTGAAGATGTTCGGGACAGTGACGGCCGCTTGCTGTATCAGGCGTACATGGGACGCAGAATCATCGTTGACGATGGCCTCCCTGTTGTCGCTGGAAGCACTGACGGTTTCAAATATACATCCGTTCTTTTTGGCCCCGGCGCTTTTGGTTATGGCGCAGGTATGCCAACCATGCCCGTTGAGGTTGAGCGCGAAGCCGCACAGGGTGACGGTGGTGGAATTGAAACTCTGTGGAGACGTGCAACCTGGATTCTCCATCCGTTCGGATTCCAGCAGATCTTGACCGCTGCCCCTGCAAACGGTTTCTCTTATACCCTTGCAGAGCTTGCGACCGCTGCCCTTTGGGATCGTGTTGTTGATCGAAAGAATGTCCCACTTGCTTTCTTAATCACCAACTAACAACAAAAACATAATGGCTGGTATGGTTAATCGTGCCAGCCATTATTTCAGCGAGGAAAAACGATGGAAAAGAAGAACAAAGATGGACTGATTCCAGGTCAGCTTGTAAGTGAAAAAGAATATTGGGCCGCAGTCAACAAGGCCAAGGCCAAGCCGGAACAAAAGACAAAGGCCAAGGCCAAGCCAGAGCCAAAGGAATAAACCATGGCGATCGTTGTTGGAGAAAACTCATACAACACAGAGGCCGAGCTTACTGAATACGCAACGGTAAGAGGCTTGACGATATCAGGCGACACCGAGCAATTGCTCATTAAGTCCATGGATTGGCTAGAGTTTCAGCCGTTCATCGGTGACAAGTACGTATCAACGCAGGATCTTGAGTTTCCGCGATACCCGTCTTCCGAGGTGCCAGCAAAGATTAAAAAGGCTCAGCTTGTTGCGGCAATGCTCATTGACAGTGGAGAGGACCTTTTCCCTATTATTGACAGGGCTACAAAGAGAGAAAAAATTGATGTTCTTGAAGTTGAGTACATGGAAAATGCCTCTGAAACAAAGCGATATCCTGAGTTGTCACTGTTACTTTGTGAGTTTTTAACCGGAACTTTAAGCTTTATGGTGAGCCGTGGCTGATATATATACAGGAATGGCCGCACTCGCTGTTAAGATGATTTCAAAGTACGGGCAATCAATGACACTCCGTAGCTACTCATCATCTGGTGATGAGTGGAACCCGTCTT